ATAATTCCTCAAATGGTTTCACCTGCAGGAGGTTATCTTAATGGAACACTCCACGACTATTTTGGACTACCAACGCAAGTGCCTGGACTGTCTCACTCTAGTTTATGGCACCGCGCTTATTACCTCATCTGGAACGAATGGTTCAGGGATCAGAACCTACAAAATTCACTCACAGTTCCTCGTGGGGACGGCCCGGACACGGCGGCTAACTTTGTGCTGCAAAAGCGTGGCAAACGCCACGACTATTTCACATCTGCCTTACCTTGGCCTCAGAAGGGACCTGCGGTTAACCTTCCGCTTGGAACTCGAGCGCCCGTATCTGGTATCGGATTTACCGCTAATCCCAACGCCGGACCAGTCGCTAATGTTCGCGAAAGCGGCAAAACTTCTCCTGTAACCTATCCGACTGCATGGGCTGAAAGTGTCGGTGGTACAGGTATCTTCCGTGCTCTCGGTGGCGCTGGTTCTTACCCCGATATCTACGCAGATCTTACTCAGGCTACTGCCGCAACTATCAACCAGTTACGCGAAGCCTTCCAAATCCAACGTTTGTTCGAAAGAGACGCTCGTGGCGGCACTCGATACACTGAGATCATTAAAGCTCACTTCGGGGTTACATCACCCGATGCACGCCTACAACGCCCTGAATACTTGGGAGGTGGCTCCTCCCCTGTTAACGTCAATCCCATCGCCCAAACATCTTCAACCGATGGCACATCGCCACAAGGTAATCTTGCCGCTGTTGGAACTGTTGGTGCGTACGGACACGGATTTGTTAAGTCTTTCACAGAGCATAGCCTTGTCATTGGGATGGTATCCGCCCGAGCCGATCTTACGTATCAGCAGGGACTTAACCGTATGTTCTCCCGCCGTACGCGCTGGGACTTCTACTGGCCTGCACTCGCCCACTTGGGCGAACAAGCTATCAAAAATAAGGAAATCTACGCTGTAGGTTCCGCTAATCCTACACAAGACGATGGCGTCTTTGGCTACCAAGAACGGTTCGCTGAATACCGTTACAAGCCATCTCAAATCACCGGTCAATTCCGGTCTAACTTTGCGCAATCCCTCGACACGTGGCACTTGTCTCAGGACTTCGCAACCCTCCCACTTCTAAACGCGACCTTCATCGAGGAGAACCCTCCTGTCGATCGCGTCGTAGCTGTCCCTTCTTATCCTGACTTCTTATTCGACAGCTTCTTCAGATACCGGCACACTCGGCCTATGCCGGTCTACTCTGTCCCCGGCCTGATAGATCATTTCTAATGGACCCTATCACTGGAATAGCAACCATCGGTTCTGGTATTCTTGGCATGTTCGGCGCTAACAAGCAGAACAAAGCTCAGATCAAAATGGCCCGGGAGCAAATGGCCTTTCAAGAGCGTATGTCTAATACGGCTCATGAGCGTGAGGTCCTTGACCTCAGAAACGCTGGCCTAAATCCAATACTCTCCGCCAAACTTGGCGGAGCCTCTTCACCTGGTGGAGCTCAACCAAATATTGTCAATGAAATGGCTCCACTCTCTAACTCCGCCCTCAGCCTGGGCGATAAACTCTACAATTCAAAACTGCAGGACGCTCAAGTTAACAACATGCGCCTGCAAAATGATGTCCTTAAGGAACAAATTGAGCAGCTTAAAATCTCTAACGCTCAAAACTCACGCCTAACTCCCATTCACGAGACAGCCGGTGACATAGTCAAATGGGGTGTCGATAACGTCAAAGACTGGTGGAATGGTGGAAAAGCTGGCTCAAACGACATCATACAAGACGTGCTGGACGCTAAGGACAGCAATGATGGCAACGGCCCGTCTGAAAACTCTGCCAAGGTACTCGATCGCATCATTGGCGATCTACCAACTCAACTTGGCACTAAGGATAGCGAGGCCCGAAAATGGGCCTCTGGACAAAAAGGATTCCTCGAAAGCTTCAAGGACGCTAATCGCAAACCACTGACAGAGGAAGCAGTACGTCGATACGGACTTAAGCGCCTCAAAGAAATCCAACAAGTAGGAAGGAGTACCTACAATGCCTATCGCTATCCGTAAACCTTACGACGACCATAAGCGCGTCAAGCAAGAGGTCGGAGAAACTTCACTAGTTCAGGCCTCTCTCGAGGCCGAAACTGATATCAACAACATCATGCGTAAATACGAGCAAACTCAACAATGGACCCATGTTAATAGATACATGGAACAATATGCTGACGTCTCTGACGTCACTGATTACAAAACCTCGCTCGAACGCATGTATGCAGCTGATGAGATGTTTATGTCTCTTCCAGCTCGCATCCGCGAACAATTCCAAAATGACCCCGGCAACTTTGTCGAGTTCGCAACTAATCCCGACAACCTAGACGTGTTGCGGGAAATGGGGCTCGCAGAGCCCCAAAAGGCAGGCGAAGCGGAGCGCCCAAAACTCGAAGAGAAGCCTGCCGCCAAGGTTCCGAAGGAACCTAAAACCCCAGACCCGAAGGGAGACCAGTGACTTCCCTTGTTTTTAACTGGTCTGACTGACACACGTCAGTCTCAACAAAAGGAGTAAATGAAATGAAACGACGTAAAATGAAGCTCTCGAAGTCTAAAAAGTACTTCACAAAAACCGCTGGCACTCACAACCGCAATCGAACAAATCCGATGCGCGGCGGCATCCGCCTGTGACATGGTGTGCTTCAACCCGATAGAAGGCTATCGGACTTCAACAGGACAGATCAGCTTTGCTAAAAAGCATGGCTGGTCTGATAAACCGGTGACTGTAGCATGTGGACAATGTATAGGCTGCCGCCTCGAAAGATCACGCCAATGGGCAGTGCGTATCACGCACGAATCTTCGCTCTACGAAAGCAACTTATTTCTAACCCTCACCTACAGCCCGGAAAACCTGCCCTCGAATGGCTCCCTCGTTCTGGAGCACTGGCAGAAATTCATGAAGCGGCTCAAGCGCAAGCTCTGCGATCGCAAAATCCGCTTCTACATGTGTGGCGAATACGGTGAAACAACCGGACGCCCGCACTATCACGCAATCCTCTTCGATATCGATTTCGGAGATAAACTCTTTCTGAAAGAAACCGAAAATGGAGATCGTATCTACACCTCGTCCTTTCTGGACAAAACATGGGGTCTCGGAGATTGCTATATCGGTTCAGTAACGTTCCAATCTGCGGCATATTGTGGCCGCTACGTCATGAAAAAATTGACAGGAGCCCGCGAAGCAGAGTATGGCGAGTTGTTACCTGAATTCCAAACCTTTAGTAGAAACCCGGGCGTAGGAGCCCCGTGGTTACAAAAATACAAATCCGATATCTACCCTCACGACTTCGCCGTTATGAACGGTCAGAAAGTCAAGATACCAACCTACTATGATCGTAAAACCGCCGAACCTCTCGGCGAATGGGTTAAAGACCCAGACGATCCTCAACAATGGCCTATATGGCGACCTTATCTCTCGCGGACCCCTACTGAAATCCGCAAGGGCAAAAGATTAAGAAATGCGCAAAAGCATTCTGATAATAATACCCCCGAACGTTTGAAAGTTCGGGCGGAAATCTTGTCAACACGGTTAAACCGTCTCGTTAGGAGCTAAAAATGCAAGTTCAAGGTCTGTATTCGATCTACGATCGTAAAACTCAAGTCTATCTTCCTCTCTACCAAGCGACGTCTGATGAACAGGCACACCGTGCCTTCGTCGAGGTCATAATGACCTCTGATACCGACGTCTCTAAATATCCAGCTGAAATGGATTTAGTTCGTCTTGGTGCTTTAAATATCCATACCGGCCAAATTGAGCCGGAATATCCCGTTGGTCTTCTTATCAACGGTCTCGTAGCCTATGAGGCTGCGATCAGAGATCGTCAGCGCTACGAAGCTATTACCCGTCGCATCTACGACGAAAAACCTTCTGAAGACATCCCTGAGGCGTCCTAACGCGCTTTGGCAACTGGGTAGGTTTCGGCCTACCCCTTTTTTTAACTAAAAATGGAGCTACCAATGCGTTCAGTGATGAACCACAAATTTTCAGAAGTACCTCGCGCTCAAATCCAGCGCTCTACCTTCGACCGGTCTCACGGCTACAAAACGACGTTTGATGCCGGCTATCTCATTCCCGTCTTTCTGGACGAGGCTCTGCCCGGCGACACCATGAATCTTTCTATGTCGGCCTTCGCGCGGTTATCCACTCCACTGCATCCTTTTATGGACAACATGTTTGTCGACAGCTTTTTCTTTGCTGTTCCGATGCGGCTTATCTGGGATAACTGGCAAAAATTCAACGGTGAACAAGAGGACCCCGGCGACAGCACGGACTACATAATTCCTCAAATGGTTTCACCTGCAG